TTGCTAATGAACCTGATGGTCCATTACATAAAACTTTAACTGATACTTTAGAGGCATATATGGTAAAAACAGGATTTAAAGGTGAATATAGACTTGCTCCTTTAAAAAGTGAATTATATGCTATATCAACAACAGAGGAAGAAGTAATTATAGAACCAGAAAAAAAATATAGTTTATATGGTGAATATGGGGAATAGTTTATTAGTAGAAAAATATAGACCATCTAAGTTAGAGAATTATGTTGGAAACGAAAATATTAAAAAATCAATATCTAAATATTTAGAACAGAATGATATTTTAAATTTAATATTTTATGGACCCGCTGGTACAGGAAAAACTACTTTGGCAAAACTTTGTGTTCAAAATCTTGATTGCGATCATCTTTATATTAATGCCTCTGATGAACGAGGGATTGAAACGATTCGTGATAAAGTACAAAGCTTTGCAAGCGTTGCTTCTTTTAAACCACTTAAAGTGGTCATTTTGGATGAAGCTGATTTTCTTACTATACAGGCGCAGGCTTCACTCCGCAATATCATTGAAACTTTCTCGCGTACGACAAGGTTTATTATGACTTGTAATTTTGTAGAGCGTATCATTGATCCTCTACAATCTAGATGTCAGGTATTAAAAATTGTACCTCCAACTAAAAAAGATGTTGCTAAACATTTACATTGGATTTGTAATGAAGAATCAATCTCACATGATATAAATGATTTAGTGCCCCTAGTTAACCAATATTACCCTGATTTACGTAAATGTATTAATACTATACAATTATCCACACAAGATAATGTACTTAAACTAGACCAATCAATATTAGTATCATCTAATTATATAGATAAAGTTATTACAGCATTATCAAATAAGTCTAAATTTAATGATATTCGCCAAATTATAGCAGATGCTAACGTAGATGATTTTGATGAATTATTTAGAGCCTTATATGAAAGAGTATCTGAATATTTACCCGGTAAAGAGGGTACAGCATCTATTTTAATAAACGAACACCAATACAAATCAAACTTCCGCATTGACAAGGAAATAAATATAATGTCATTAATTCAACAAATAATAAATAATAAGTAAAATTATGGAACAACCAGTACAACAACCCAAAATTGATTTATCTAACACTACAGCATTAAAAAACTTTGACGGTGGAGATACATTTACACAACAATTTATCATACGTAAAGTATCTAGATTTGTAACAGGTACAGATGAAGATGCTATGATGCCTATCCCAGTATTTGTATGTAGCGAATCAGGTAAAATTGTAGGTGAAGGATTACCACCAGAATTAAGAGAAGAATATAAAGATATAATTCTTTAATGACTAACATCTTTGATTGGTTAAAAGCAATTAACACTACCAAACCCCCAGTTGAGTCTTTTACAGATAAAGACTGGGAAGTTTGGAATAGTTATATGGTTCATCGTTTTCTTAGTATGAACCCTGATTATATTGAAATAGTTAATTATGTTCAAGATTTTCCACCACAAGAAAAAAGGATGATTTATTCTATATACAAAGAATTTATTCCAAAAAATAATAAGTGGAGTAAGTATATTAAATCTAAGGTAAAACAACCTAACATTGATTTAGTCAATCATATTAAAGATAACTTTCAATGTTCAAGTAAAGAATCAAAAGAATATATATCTATGTTGGATAAGCAACAAATCAGTCGTATATTAACGAACAGAGGATTAAATAAAAAAGAAATAAAACCACTATTAAAATGAGCAAATTAGTAAATATGTTACGTTTATCTGCACAAGCAGACAAGGCAAAAGCACTATTATCACTTGAATTATTGGGTAATAAAGCAGTTGGTATTGGAGACCATTCAACTGGAGACTTTTATAAGAATGCTGAAGAGGCACTTATTATGTTAGTTGACGCCGATGATAGATTAGGAGCATTAGATAAGTATTTTGACACTAAAGGACAACTAAATGGGTAGTTCAGTAAGTAAATGGTCAGAAACCAATAACACAACAGTATCAATTCCAATAAATACAAAAATGAGCGATAGAGAAATTATGAATGCAAAACAAGGTGTTTCATCAAAATTAAGCATACAGGTATTTGAAAAAGAATACCCAGAATTAGCAAAAGAATTTAAAAACATTCAAAAAGAAATGTATACAATGTTTGCTCGTAAGCATTTGGACTATGGTTTAAATAACATTGCTTTAGGCGGAGATATCGTTAATAATAGCGATGATAAACAATTCTCATTAACTGGGTTATGTATTAGATTAACTGATAAAATATCACGTTTAAAAAACTTATTGATTAATGGTAGATCATTTGTTGAAGGTGAGGGTATGCAGGATACATTTATAGATATTGCCAATTATGGCATCATTGGTTTACTGGTTGGCAGAAATAAATGGAAGAAATAAATGGATATATTAAAAGGGTTTAATTGGGGGGGATCTAATAATTGGTACCGTGAAACCATCTTTAAAGAAATATTTATGATGAAAATCTATGAAAAATATTTTGAAGTAAATGAAGGTGATATCGTTTTTGATGCTGGAGCAAGTATAGGCCCTTTTAGTTTTTCAATAAAAGACCAAAATCCCAAACATATATATTGTGTAGAACCTTCATTGTCACAAATTGAAGTGTTAGAAGATAATCTTTCAACAATACCTCATACAACTATACCCCATGGGATAGGTAAGGAAGATATTTTATTGGATGCTTATGGGTTTGGTGATAATAAAAACCAAATTCCTTTCCCTTCAAAACCCTTTATGGAAATAGTAAATGAAAATAATATAGAAAATATTGACTTCTTAAAAACAGATTGTGAGGGAGGAGAATATGATATTTTTAACAGTGAAAATATTTGGTGGATAAAAAATAACATTAAAAAAATTGCAGGAGAATGGCATTTATCAACCCCAGAATTAAAAGCAAAATTTAGAGCTTTTAGAGATACTTATTTAAGGTTATTTCCTAATCATATGGTTAGTTCTGTTAATGGAGTAGATATTAAATGGGATTTATGGAATGATCATTTCATAGATTACTATAATGAAATAATAATTTATATAGATAATAGATAGATTTTGGCAAAAAAACTTCCAAATATTGTAAAAGAAATAAGAAATAACCCACCACCACCAGTGAATTATGCTTATCAAAAGAATATATCGTATTCTCAAATGTCTATATTTAGAGGATGTCCTCATAGATGGAAATTACAATATAAAGATAAAATTAAAAAGTTTACATCATCTATTCACACTGTATTTGGAACAGCCGTACATGAAGCGATGCAACATTATTTAGATGTAGCATATGAAAAATCTTTTGCTTTTGCAGATAGAGATATTAATATGGAGGAATATTTCCAAGAAAAATATATAAGTGAATACCAAAAACAATACAAATCAAATAACTCAGAACATTTCTCGGATGCGGTTGAAATGAGAGAATTTTTCGAGGATGGAGTTGCTATCTTAAAATGGTTTAAGAAAAAGCGCAGTAGATATTTTAGCAAAAAAGGTACTTATTTAGTTGGTTGTGAAATACCCATTGTAATAGCACCAAATAAAATGTTAAATAACGTGTTATACATGGGGTATCTTGATGTTGTCACATATCATGAGGAAACAGAGACATTTAAAATAATTGACATAAAAACCAGTACTAGCGGGTGGAATGATTACGCTAAAAAGGATGAAAATAAACAATTCCAACTCTTACTTTACAAACAATACTTCTCAGAACAATATGGGATACCCTTAGATAAAATTGAAATTGAATTTTTTATTCTTAAAAGAAAAGTATTAGACCCTGATGATGAAAAACTTATGTCACCCTATCAAGCTTATAGAGTACAACAATTTACTCCCCCAAGTGGTAAAATTAAATTATCAAGAGCAAAGAGTGCTATTAATGATTTTATTAATGAGTGTTTTAGTTCAAGTGGAAAAATAAAAGAAGCAGATTATCATAAATCACCATCAAAATGGAATTGTAATTTTTGTCCCTATAGCAAAGATAAAGAATTATGTGGAGCAGGTGAACATTTTTCATAGATTCACACATACGTATATATAATAAAATAATGTTTTAATAAATAAAGACTATGAGTAATACAAAAACCCAAACTTTAACTAGTGTTAAGGTTCAAACACCCTTATTTGAGGAATTTAAAATTGAATGTGTAAAACGTAAATTTTCGTTTCAAAAACTTGCCGATCGTGCCTTGTTTTTATATCTTACAGATGAAGATTTTCGTAAACAAATTACTAACCAAATCAATTTAAATTTAGATGCCAATAACTAAAAATTTTAAATACATACCCCAGAGTAAAAGAAAAAAAATACTTCTAATATGTGATGATATTAGGGTTCATTCTGGAGTAGCAACTGTAGCTAAAGAAATTGTAACTCATACTGCTAATCATTTTAATTGGGCTCAAATAGCAGGAGCTATAAAACACCCTGAAAAAGGTAAAGTTTTAGATTTATCTAAAGATACTAATGACTTATTAAAAATAAACGATTCCAGTGTAAAATTATACCCCGTTGATGGTTATGGTAATGAACAAATTTTAAGAGAAATTTTACAAATAGAAAAACCAGATGCTGTAATGTTATTTACAGATCCAAGGTATTTTCAATTTATTTTTAGAATGGAAGCCGAAATTAGAAAACAATGTCCTATTACTTATCTTAATATATGGGATGATTATCCCGCCCCAATGTATAACAGTGCCTTTTATGAAGCTTGTGATTTATTAATGGGTATTTCAAAGCAAACTGTTAATATTAATAAGTTAGTGCTAAAAGGTAAAGAAAAAAATAAAATATTTAAATATCTTCCTCATGGAAAAAATGCTAGTTTATATTACCCCTTAAGTAATAAAGAAAAAAAATCAAAAGAATTTGTAAATTTTAAAAAACAAATTTTTAATGGTAAGGATCCTAAATTTGTTGCCTTTTTCAACTCTAGAAATATAAGAAGAAAACAAATACCTGATACCATGTTAGCCTTTAGAGAATTTTTATATTCCTTACCTAAGGAAGAAGCTAAAGATAGTTATTTAGTTTTACATACTGAAGCCGTAACAGACCATGGTACTGATTTGTACAAAGTAAAAGAATATTTATTTGATGAACACTTCCCTGATCAAATAATTTTTAGCCATTCAAAACTACCAGAAGAAGGTTTAAATTATTTGTATAATATAGCAGATGTTCAAATGTTATTAACTTCTAATGAAGGTTGGGGCTTAACCCTTACAGAAGCGATTTTAGCAGGTACTCCTGTTATTGCTAATTCAACTGGAGGTATGCAAGATCAATTAAGATTTGTTGATGAAAACGGAGAATGGTTTACACCAAATGCAGATATCCCATCAAACCATAGAGGCACATACAAAGAACATGGTGAGTGGGCATTTCCTGTTTATCCTACATCTAACTCTATCCAAGGTTCACCTCCAACTCCCTATATATATGATGATAGGTGTTCTTGGGAAGATGCATTTAAACGATTACAAGAAGTTTATAATTTATCTCCTGAAGAGAGAGTAGCAAGGGGTTTAAAGGGTAGAGAATGGGCTATTAGTGATGAAGCTGGTTTTACTTCCGAACATCAAGCTAATAGATTTGTAGAAGCTTTTGATGAACTTTTTAAAACCTGGAAACCAAGAGAAAAATATGAATTAGTAAATGCTAATGAATACAAAGGAAAATTTTTAAATCATAAAATAATATATTAAATGAATAAACCAGTTTTTATAATTAGTTGTCCTTTCGATACTTATAGTGGTTATGGCGCACGATCCAGAGATATAGTTAAGGCTATAATTGAATTGAATAAATATGATGTAAAATTATTGCCTCAAAGGTGGGGGTCTACATCATGGGGTTTTTGTAAAGCACATCCTGAATGGGAATTTTTGTTAAAACATTCTATTACTAATTTAACTTCTAAACCTGATATTTGGATGCAAATAACCATCCCAAGTGAATTCCAACCTGTTGGTAAATACAATATAGGATGTACTGCAGGTATTGAATCTGATGCATGCAAACCAGAATGGGTTGAAGGTTTAAATAAAATGAATATAAATTGGGTTTCTTCAACCTTTGCTAAAGATACATTTGAAAAAATGGTTTTTGAAAAAAAATCTAAAACAAATAACCAAACAATAGGAACTATAAAATTAGAAAAACCTATTCACGTAATATTTGAAGGTGTGAATCTAGATATATATAAACCTTTAAAGAAATCAGAATTAAAAACCTTTGATTTTAGTGATATTAAAGAAGATTTTTGTTATTTATTTGTAGGACATTGGATGGCTGGTAGTTTTGGTCATGACCGAAAAAATGTTAGTCTTTTAGTAAAATCGTTTTATGAGACATTTAAAAATAAAAAAAACAAACCTGCTTTAATTTTAAAATCATCTACAGGAGTAGCAGGTTATATGAGCAGGGATGAAATTTTAGATAAAATTAAAAATATTAGAAAATCTGTTAATTCAAAAATATTACCTAATATATATGTCTTAAATGGGGAATTTAATGATTCAGAAATGAATGAATTATATAATGACCCTAAAATTAAGGCTATGGTAAGCCTTACTAAGGGAGAAGGTTTTGGTAGACCTTTATTAGAATTTACTACAACAGGAAAACCTGTTATAGCCTCAGGTTGGTCTGGTCATGTAGACTTTTTACATAAAGAATATTCTATTTTAGTTCCTGGTGAGCTTGAATCTGTAGATGCAAGTGCCTCTAATAATTGGTTAATTAAAGAATCTAAATGGTTTAAACCTGATACACGTTTTGTGGGACAAATATTTAGGGATACCTATGAAAAACCTAAAGAATCTCAAAACAAGGCTAAAAGGCAAAAATACTATACTCAAAAGAATTTTTCTTGGGAACATATGAAAGATTTAGTGGATACAACTTTAGAAAATAACTTGCCTAAATTTGCTCAAAAAATAGAATTGAATCTTCCACAACTAAATTTACCAAAATTATGAAATACGACGAATTAAAAACTTGCACTAGATGTGGGTCAGATGCTTGTTACACACAAGAAGTCACTAAAGATATTAATATTGAAATGTGTTATGGGTGTGGTTTCCAAAGTAATAGTATAATTAAAAAGGGAAATGAATTTTTTAATCAACAATTCGAAAACCTCCCAGAATTATATAAAGAGTTAATGGATGAGGAAGAAGATACTGGTAAAATATGGATGCCCACAATCATTAATTTAAAAGATAAAGGTATGGTTTTTGCCGATGGTTCTAGTAGGTCAAATTGGAGATGGGCCGCAGTTAAAGCAATACCTGTAATTGAGGAAGAATTAGAAAAGTATAAAGGAGAAAAACATAGAGCCGATATGTCTACTATAAAACATTTTGAAGAACGTGGATTTATAGAAGCACTTTCATATATTGGTGTATTACCAGAATAAATGAAAATATTAGTTACAGGTGGAGTTGGATTTGTAGGAACAGCTCTAATTAAAAAATTATTAACCGAAGGACATAATGTTCATTCATTAGACAATTATGAAATTGGTGTTATTGAAAATGAAATAACTGGTTGTAATTACCATATTGGGGATATAGAAAATATAAGTTTAATGGATAAAGATTTTGATCTAATATTTCATTTAGCTGCATTGAGTAGAATACAACCTTCTTTTAATAATCCAAACGAAACCTTTAGAGTTAATACAATTGGGACACAAAGAGTATGTGAATTTGCTAGATTAACGGGAGCTAAAGTTGTATATGCTGGTTCCTCTTCTAGATGGCATGACCCATACCAATCACCTTATGCTGCGTGTAAACACATGGGAGAAGAAGCATGCAAAATGTATAAAAAAACCTATGGTATGAATATTGAAATAGTTAGATTTTATAATGTTTATGGTCCTGGTGAAATAATAGATGGAGATTGGGCTGCAGTTATAGGAAAATGGAGACGTCAAGTTAGAGATGGAGAACCAATAACAATTGTAGGTGATGGTGAACAAAGAAGAGATTTTACACATATAGATGATATTATAGATGGATTGTGGAAAATTGGAATGAAGGAGTTAACACATAAAGATGCTTGGGAATTAGGAACAGGTATGAATTATTCTATTAATGGTGTTTACTTAATGTTTAAAGAAAGATTTGGAGTTGATTTTACCAACCTCCCAGACCAGTCAGGTAATTATAAAGTTACTTTAAGAGAAAATGATGATAGTTTAGACAAATTAAACTGGAAACCTTCCGATAAATTAAGAGATTATATACTAAGTTTAAACAAAGATTAAATATGAAAATAAGTTATGCAATTACAGTATGTAATGAGATCCTTGAAATACAACAGCTACTCTCATTCCTAAACACTCATAAAAGAGAACAGGATGAGGTAGTGGTACTGTATGACGAAACTAACGGAGATCCAATCATAAAAAGCAACCTACTAAAAAACCCAACAATACAATTTCATTCAGGTAAGTTTGATGGGCATTTTGCAAATTGGAAAAACCAATTAACTGATTATTGTGATGGGGATTTTATATTTCAAATTGATGCTGACGAAATACCAGATAAACAGTTAATAATTTCTTTACCTAAAATAATAGAAGGTAATTCTGATAATGAAGTATATTTAGTGCCTAGAGTAAATACGGTTGAAGGATTAACTAATGAACATATTCAAAAATGGGGTTGGAGGGTAGATGATAAAGGTTGGGTAAATTGGCCTGATTATCAATGGCGTATTTGGAAAAATAAACCTGAAATTAAATGGGTAAATAAAGTCCATGAAAAATTAGATGGATTTAAAACATATGCACCATTACCTGCAACCCCAGAATTAGCTTTATACCATCCTAAAACAATAGAAAGACAAGAAAAACAAAACGCTTATTACGATACGTTATGATATTAAAAAATATTATTAATAAATCATATTATGGTATAAATAATTATATAGATAACCCAGAGGATCTTAAAAGACTAGAACAACTTATTTTATTTAATTTAGAGGTATTAAAAGAGTATAAAGGTATTATAGTGGCTACTAATTATAAAGACTTAGGTTTAGCT